CCATATCCGCGTTGGTCTATTACTCGTGTTTTGTAACTGTGACAATTTCGGCATAAAGCTTGATGATTAGATTCAACCCAGAATAGAGGGTCTGCCTGTCCGTTCTCTACTGGCTTAATATGGTCTATTACCGTTGCGGGTGTATAGATTCCTTTCTCTAAACACATTACACAAAGCGGATGAAAGCGTAAGTATTGCGCGCGGTACTTGCTCCACTTATGGTCATATCCTCGCGCGCTACTGCTGGCTCTTGTGTCTTTGGGCTTATGTTCTTCACATCTGCCTGACCTCACTTTGTTTCTACATCCTGGAAAGCTACAACGTCTTAACGGTTGATAAGGCATATTGGTTACTAAATCCTTAGTAAGCGCAAGGCTCACGATAAACATCCCATAATGATTTAATCGTCATTGGGATTATTGTTTGCTGCGTATCTGTTGTTATTTCTCGGTTAGTGTACAAATGCCCGATATACATCAAACAACCCACTTTGATAGCTGGAGTAAATGGAACGGTGTTTTCTGTTTCTTCATCACCAAAGGTTTTGCCTATATGCTTTTGGCATACTTCAAAGGCTGCTACCTTATAGCTCTCGATTAAGTCATCATCTAAATCATGATCTACGTTTAAATGCTGCTTAATTTCATCAATAGTTAAATTAATATCCGACATAATCATCACCAACTTTATAAGCCTCGCCCTCTTTACACATTAGCTGTAATTCTCTGTGCGACTCCATGCTGTCAATCACCGAATAAATATCAAATACACGGTTTCCGTATTTAATACGCATTTTCCTGGTAACTCCCTCAATGTAACGAATTCTAACTCTCACAATGTTTTCCCCCATTTGAAATGGGCCGCTAAAATACTCTCTACCTTGTAATGGTTCTACACTTGCTCTTACTTCGGCAAATTTCTTCCAAAAAGGTCTTGATGAGCCATAACCACTTTTTCGCTCTTTCTCATAGTCTCGCCGTTGTAAAATCACAGATTTGTTATATTTACCGGCTCTAATCATCCGCGCCATTATTTACCCCATTAAATCCACCATCACCACGTTTAACTTCTACGGTTTGTTTCCATGCTTGGCTGAATTCATCACCGCCAGCATAAGGCGGCAAGCCTTCACGTCTGCGCACTTCGTTTGGTGACATTACGCCCGCTTTAATCGCTACATCATAGCTATTGAAACGTTCGTTTTGACTGGTGCGGAGTAAGTCGCTTGTGTCAAATTCGATTAAGTGCCGTTTCTTGCTACTGCTCGTTAAGTCAATCATTAAGGCATCTTTAAGCTGTTGTTCAAAGTTAGTTAGCCATGGGCGCAAGGTTTGTGATAAGAACGCTCTACTAGCCTCACTGAAATTCGCATAACTACTATTTGAATAATCTTGTAGGAAAATCGGGCTTATGTTGTAGATTCGGGCTATATCGGAAATTGTGAAGGTTCGACTTTGTAACCATTCGGCATCCTGGTTTGTCATGCCTAATTGTTTGTATTCCATTGAGCCCTCAAGGATTGGTGTTTTCCCCGCGTTCTTCGCGCCTTTGTAACGCTCTAAGGCTTTCACTGCTTTCTGTGCTTTCGCATCGTCTAACCATTCAGCCGTTGAGATTAGTCCGCTTGCCATCAATCCGTTTTTCATAATTGATGCACCGTGTCGTTGTTGTGCTAAACCTAGTCCAATCGTTTCACGGCAAACTGTCACAGGTGAGCGCCCCATAAATCCATCAAGGGAGCTATGGCGTAGGTGTAACATTTCATCTTGAAGGTAGTTTCTAGTTACTCCATTTAAGTCCGTTACTTGGTAAATATGTTCGCCTGTCACTTTACGGAAGATATTTACTTCGCTCGGCTGGTAAGGTGTAAGGCTTACAGGTTCGCCCTTGTTATTCCACTCAATCACTGCGTAAGCATTACCAGTTAGCAAGCAATGGCGCATCATCGTATATTTGAACTGGTAAGGCGTTTGATTTCGGTTAGGCATTTCATTTAAAAGATATTCAACCGGATGACGGTAGATTCTTTCGCGGCCATCTTCTTTTAGTGCGTACAGATAACAAGGCATAGATGCTACCGCCTCGGCAATCACTGTTACGGCATTCATAACCGCTGGTAGAGCCTCTGCCGTTTGTGGGCTGACATATTCGCCCGCGCCTGTATTATTTACGCCCATGTAAGAGATGAATTCATCAATAGTGATTGGTTCGCTGCGTTGCTCTTTTCGTCTAAAAGGATTCCACATATTAAGCCTCCGCCACATCAAGCCAGCGTTTTAAGATAGTGTTTGATTTACCCTGTGTTTGTTCTTTTGCTGCAACCATTGAACGTTTGGCAATTTCTACGCTACTCTCTGGATAAGCTGGAACGCTTGTTACTGTAACCTCAAAGAGATCTGCTTTAGTCACTGTTCTTTGGCAAGGCTCTACATCAAAATTCCATTCTTCTTTAATCGCTCTGAATCCGAAAGACATCCCTGTAATATCACCGCGAGAAACGCTAACTAATAAATCTTTTCCGATTGTTGTATCAGGCGGAGTTAGTTCAAAGCGTAAGCCGGTTGAATCTTCTTCTAGCTTTAATGTTCCCGCACTTGTTCGACCTAGTAACTTGGTGTAGTCATGTTCAAAGAGTGCGCGCACATCTTCGCCACTCGCTAGGCTGTCACTGAAAGCTTTAGGTGCAAAGGATTCCACAAAATCACAGTAAAGCACTTGTGAAGGGCTATTCCATTTCACCGCATAACCGACTAGCTTTTGATTTTCTTCATCGGCTGAAAGTGTTGCGGAGCGGATTTCAAATTCTTTATTCATATTTCACCTATTAAGCAAAAAAAGGGGCTTTCGCCCCTCTATGATTTATGCTGTTGTCTCAATCACTTTGATAGCGTTTGAATCTACTACGCCACCGCCTAAATATTTATCGGTGTGTACTTTATAGAATCCCGGTTCGGTTAAGTTGTCTGGACGGGTTCGCACGCCTGTTTCGTGATCTACAATGAAATATCCGCGTTTAAAGTCACCGAAGGCAATTACTGCTTTATTTGCTCCGCCTGTCGGCATTGTTTCTAAGAAGTGGACTGGACGACCTAATAATGTTGCTGGGGCATCGGCTGTTAAACCATCACGCCAGATATAATCGCCGTTTTTGTTTTTAAGTTTTTGTAATGCTGCTGCAATCGTTGATGACATCACCCAAACCGCATTTTTACGGTATTTGCTATGAAGTGTATAGAACGCATCGATTAAAGTATCTGCATCAATCTTCGCTACGCCTGCTACTTCAATTTTTTGAAGTTTGCCAAATTGGCGTACTTTGTCATCTTCGGTTGTGCGTTGGTAGGTTAAGAAGCCTTTTGATTTCTTGTTACCATCACCGGAAGTTAAATCTGTTTCTTCTGTTTCTGTGAAGGTTTCAGAAATTTCATCAGTTAGCCAACCTAAAACATCAATGCTTGAGAAGTCTAAGATTTCTTGTGTAGTCTTAGGATAAGCATAGATTGAATTTAAAGCGATTGTTACTTCATGAAGTTTCGGGCTTGCTGTGCCATTGCGTGCTGTGCCTTCTGTTCCGTGTTCTACTGCTGCACCGCCAGCCGATACTAATTTTTTGTATTCTTTCGCTCCAACCGGTAAGCGTACTACGTTACAAAGTTGGCGCATTACGCTATCGTCTGTTAAGCGTTTCATTACATCTTTGTCTAGCTGTGGGATAACCGAATAGCCGCCATCTTCACCGTTAGCCGTAGTTAAATTGCGAAGTTCACCAGTTTTCACATAATGGCGTAACTCATCATTTGAAAATTGTTTCATGTTGCGTTGTTCTACCTGTTTAGTTTGAGCATCTAGGCTACGTTCTTCATCTGCTACGGTTTCGTACTTGCTGATTTCATCTGTCATCTGTTTGACTAAATCTTTCAGCTTTTCAAAATCTACTGATTCAGTTTCATTCAATGAACGATTTTCTTTTTCTGCTTTTTCAAGCATTGAGCGCATTTCTGCGACTTTTTCCGCCTTTTGTTGGCGTAACTCAATTAATTTTTTAAACATATTCATCTATTCCTTATGAAAT